ACCCGAATCAATGATTTCGTTCGTCGAACTGTTCCACGCCACGATGTTCGCCGAGGTGTTGGAGTACGTGAGTGTCGAATAAAGGGCCCCAACATTCGCAGTCCCATGGACATCCAATGGATACGCGGGAGTGTTCGTCCCGATGCCAACATTCGACGTGGACACATCCACGAAAAGGTTCGCCGTGCCAACCTCGACATTTGCTGTAATTTTTGCTTTACCAGAAACATCCAATTCAACAGAAGGATTCGTCGTCCCGATGCCAACATTCCCCGTCGTCGTGTCCACGAAGAGATTGGCTGTACCGACCTCGAGGTTTGACGTCACGGTCACGTTGCCATATAAATTAATAGGCAACGTGTTGGCTGTATCGACCGTAATCTGTGTTCCATTGGCTCCAGACATCGTGTGAGCAATCTTGAAGCCCACACCTTCGTCATAGAATACGGCGACGTTACTTTCATTCGCCGCTCGTTTCATCAAAATACCCGTGTCACCAGTTCCTATGGTGTCTCGAGCCAATTCAATGATGGGATCCTTAATAGAGAGATTTTCGGTATTTATAACAGTCGTCGTCCCCATGACCGTGAGGTTCGAAGCGACTGTGATGTCCGTGGTGTAAATTTTACCATTGACTGTTAATTTATTATCTGCTGTATCGTCTACATATACATTTGACCCAATATCAAGTGTATGTGTAGGGCTTGTATTTGAAATCCCTACTTTTCCAGGAAGCACCTGGATGTTCGTGGACATTATTACTATTAATAGACAAAAGATTTAACCGTGTCGTCGCCTATACTAATTGATTCTAACTTACCGTCTGGAGCCGAGGATGTGTACTCGACGAATATATCACATCCAAAGGTTGCTGTGCCTACACCACTTGGCTCCATGATGATTTTTGTAGGTGTCACAGCCATTGTTGGACTCCATGGATATCCATTTGTGTGCCCAAACAAAGTCATCGAGCTCGTCGCTATATCCAACGAAGATGTACTCCCATTTCGAGTACCACCCTGAGCGTTGAGTACCATAGTACTCACTTCTTCATTGCCATGTAACAATTGTGCTGTAATCTTTGCGCAGAATACATTGGACGCGAAGACCAATGCAACGTTTGAAAAGTTTGCTGGAATGCTCACGTTACTGTAAGAGTAACGCTTGCACGCGTATGAATCACTGTTTGTGATGAGACCACCTTGAACTTCCAAAAGAGTTCTTGGATCCGTCGTACCGATACCAACATTTGAGGCCGTCACGAAAGCTGTCGTCGCATCGTTAAACTCAACAGTGTTGGACGCCACGTTGCTCACATCGATGACATTGTCCAGTGTGTAGCTCGGGATCAATTCGATGGAACCCAGTGTCAATTTGTTTGCCAAGACATTACCAGTAATCGTCAAAACATTGGAACCTGTGTCTTCGACCCAAAGATTAGAACCAATACTCAAATCATGTTGAGCCGCGATATTATTCACACCCAAAGCTCCGGTCGTGACAATTTCAGAGTATGTGTTACCTCTCACGTAAAGTACATTAGAACCAGTATCTTCGACGTAGAGATTGGCACCGACATCCAACGTGTGGACGACGTTAATGTTTGCGATACCAGCGTTACTCGTCGTCACAAGACCAGTTGTGTCATTTTTAAATTCAACCGTGTTGGACGTCGTGTTACCGGTTCTCGTCACCGCTTGAAGAGGGAAAACTGTACCCAGTGTAATAGAGTCCAGTGTAATGTTCTTCATGATTGCATTTCCATTGATGTTCAACTTGTAGTTTTCGGTGTCTGTAAACCAAACATTTGAACCTATGTCCAACGTGTGAATTGGATTCAAGTTGGCGATACCGGTATTAGAATAGACATTGGTCACGAAGGATGCCATTGTGTTGTCGAAAATGACTGTATTGGACGTCGTGTTGCCGTTGATGATAATTTGCTCGAGTGTCGAAGCGATGTTATCCAAAAAAGAACCATCACCGATGAATCGTGTAGCCACGACATTACCGGTGACATTCATGCTCGTACTGTCCATGTAAATGTTGTCGCCGACATCCAACATGTGGATGGGGTTCAAGTTGGCGATACCAGTGTTCGAATATACATTTGTGACAAGAGCCGCCGTCGTATTATCGAAGATGGCTGTACCAGTTGTCGTGTTACCGTTGATGATAATTTCATCAAAGTTTGTTGCCAAGTTGGACAAAAGACCACCATCACCGATGAATGTGGTCGCAGTCACATTACCAATCACGTTAATCGTACCATCTTCAATGTAGACGTTCGCTCCGACATCCAACATGTGGATGGGGTTCAAGTTGGCGATACCCGTGTTCGAATATACATTTGTGACAAGAGCCACCGTCGTATTATCGAAGATGACTGTACCAGTTGTCGTGTTACCGTTGATGATAATTTGATCAAAGTTTGTTGCCAAGTTGGACAAAAGACCGCCATCACCGATGAACCTCGTCGCCGCGACATTACCGGTGACATTGATGCTCACACTGTCCATGTAAATGTTGTCACCAACATCCAACATATGGATCGGGTTCAAGTTGGCGATACCGGTGTTCGAGTACACATTGGTGACAAGGGCCGCGGTCGTATTATCGAAGATGGCCGTACCAGTTGTCGTGTTGCCGTTGATGATAATTTCATCAAAGTTTGTTGCCAAGTTGGACAAAAGACCACCATCACCAATAAAAGATGTCGCAGTCACATTACCAATCACGTTGATCGTACCACCGGCGGCTCCATCCTCGACGTAAACATTGGCACCAACATCCAACATATGGATCGGGTTCAAGTTGGCGATACCGGTGTTCGAGTACACATTGGTCACGAAGGCAGCAGTCTTGTTGTCAAAAATGACCGTGCTATCGGCCGTATTGTTCAATGTGATGACACGTTCCAATGTCACATTACTCAAAGTACCACCATCACCAAAGTACGAACCTCCCCCGCGTACTGTAATGCTGTTTTGTGTGCTTATCGTACCGAGGACATCCAAAGCAAATGTATTACCATCATCCGGTAGAACGTGTGTCGCATTCACGGTATTCTGTGTATAGCCCATAGAGAAACGGTCTTCGTCTCCGTGGTGAATCAACGCCACGTTGTGTCCCGGGTGGAACATGATGATACCTTCATCGTAGTTGTGACTCGGATTGTTGTTTGCGATCGCAATGATTCGATCGTCGATGATGAGTTCAGAAGAAGAGATCGTGTACGTGTTACCATTTACCAACAAGTTACCAGTAATTTCAGTGTCCGCAGTAATGATAATGTTACCGTTATCTTTTTTGATTGAAGAATCTTGAAGGAAATTACCATCCCCAACAAATGGAATAAACTTTTGTGTGAGACCTGTGATGGAGATATTACTACCGATCACTGCGTTACTCGTTGTCTCAAAACCTGTCGTTGCATTTGTAAAACGAATGGTATTCGACGTTGTGTTTGAGGTATCCGTCACTTGCTGTAGGGTTTGAAGCTGTGTCAAGAGATTTGATGGTACAATTTTTTTCAAATCATTATTGGTATCATTCACGTATACATAGTTAATGGCAGTTTCATTTTGAACAATTTGAGCATTTGGAATGTCGTTCGAGCGACCAACACCCGTCACAAAGATGGTACCTTTATTTGGTTTTTGTTGTGTAGACTTTATCAGACAGATACCAACGTTTTGAATTTGATCAGTAAGTCCATATGGCTTGGTACCCATAAGCCCACCCGGGACTGTGTTACTCACGTAGACGGTCTGACCAACTTCAAAATTGCTTGTATCAATGTTTTGTACTTTACCGTACGCGACCGCCACACCTTCTCCACCATTCGCTACGGTGTCATGCATAACACCAATAGACGGCATAGTATCAGAACTATCAGATTGAGCCAGTGCGACATTCGACACGTTCGCATTCCATCCATCTTTTACGTACACGGCTTGACCCTTTAAAAGATCAGCTCCGGTATTGTTCTTAATCTTAACAAAGTTGTGCACGTTGTAGTCGTTGACCCAGTTTGCACCGTCATATACCAAAAGTTGATCTTCTGAAAGTGACTCGAGGTTTACATTCGACAGTTGATCTAATTTAAGTTGGACATTGGATGTCAAGTCTGTCGTGAATGCGGTCGTTGGATTTGTAAATTGAACTGTTTGTGTGGTCGAGTTACCTTTATCAGAAACAACTTGGAGGTCTATGTTCGAAAGAAGACCACCATCTCCGTTGAATGTTGTCGCTGTGACGTTGCCGATCACATTTATAAGACCAGCACTCCCCGTATCAGTAATGTAAATGTTGGAGCCAACATCGACATTAGTGTCGGTCTTAAGGCGACCATACACGTGAACATCAATCAAATTGGAAGTATCCGGAGTTATTTCAATGTTCGAAAAGCCATCGAGTGTGTGGGCCATGATAATTTCAGACTCATCACCTCGGTAACCAATCACCACATTACTACTTGGTCTTTGCATGATAATACCCATGTCGAGTGTATCACTCGTGTTGTTGTTTGCGATACCTATGATGGCATCATTCACGACCAAATTTTCTGTCGACACGTAGGTCGTCTCACCTTGGATGAACATGTTACCCGTCGTGACGATATCACCGGTTACTGTCAACTTATTATTGGATGTATCATATGTGAAGTTTGCGGAATCCACGAGATATTTATTATCATCGACGAATGGTACTCGACCAGCACTTAAGGTTGTAACCTTTATGTCTTGAGTCGTTGTATCTTTTGTCACGGTCAAGTTGTTGGACACAAAAACATTTTCAGTGACTGTCAAATCTTTGGTCACGTAAGAATTTTTTGTGACTGTCAAATTATTGGAGACCAAAACATTTTCAGTGACTGTGAGGTCTTGGGTCACATAAGCATTATCATTGACCGTCAAATCTTTTGTGACCGTCAAATTGTTGGAGACCAAAACATTTTCAACAACTTCAACATCCTTGGTCACCGTCAAATTGTTGGAGACCAAAACATTTTCAACAACTTCAACATCCTTGGTCACCGTCAAATTGTTTGAGACCAAAACATTTTCAGTGACTGTGAGGTCTTGGGTGACATAGGCGTCGTTGTTGACAGTCAGATCCTTGGTCACTGTCAAGTTGTTTGAGACCAAAACATTTTCAGTGACTGTGAGGTCTTGGGTGACATAAACATTATCATTGACTGTGAGGTCCTTAGTCACTGTCAAGTTGTTAGACACCAAAACATTTTCAACAACTTCAACATCCTTGGTCACTGTCAAATTGTTTGAGACCAAAACATTTTCGGTGACTTCGAGATCTTTAGTCACTGTCAAGTTGTTAGACACTAAAACATTTTCGGTGACAGTTAAGTCTTGAGTGACGTAAGCATTATCATTGACAGTCAGATCCTTGGTCACCGTCAAGTTGTTAGACACCAAAACATTTTCGGTGACTGTGAGGTCTTGAGTCACGTAAGCATTTTCTTTGATACGCAAGTCTTGTTCGATGTATGCATTTTCGTAGACAATTAAATTACCATCTAAGTCTGTCGCACCCTTCACGTACAAAACATTTGACGCGACGTCATCGACATACAAATTTGATCCGACATCCAAAGTGTGAATCGGGTTCGTGTTGATGACACCCACATTTGATTGTGTCACTAGGTAACCATACACGTGTGCCTTAATTGGATTTGCTGTGTTCGCAGTGAAAGATGTTTGGTCAGCCGAAGATTGTGTGTGAGCCATGATAAGTTCATCATCTTTGTAGCCCACGACGACATTGGATCCTTGGTGATCAAACATCATACCGACATCCGCCGTTGTGTTGCCTTTGCCAACTTCAATGATAGCATCACTGATCCGAAGGTTTTGAGATTCTATGACAGTCAACTGTCCTTCAACATCTAGGTTACCATCAATGTGTACACCACCGGTTACATTGAGAACTGTGGACCCGGTATCATCGACCCAAAGGTTGGAACCAACATCCAACGTGTGAATGGGTTCTGTATTTGATATTCCCACATTTCCAGTAGTTATTAGGCTATTTTCTCCTTCGAAGACGATTGTACTCGTAAAAGTATTACCGATGTTTGCATAAAAGTCTACGACTCTTGGTATAATGGCTTGTTCGTCTATATCAGTATCTACGATCTCGTTTGTTATATTGTCGTAACCTACAATTTTCGTATTACCTCCAGGTACCTTACGAACTGGTGTCATATACAATGATCCTGGTGTCTGAGCTGATATTGGGGCATTCGAAGCATTGATCACGATTGTATTATCGGCCTGATCGTCAGTTGCGTGTCTCCCCAATCTGACCTTGGTCGATCGATCAATAGTGCTCAAGTTCTTCACCATTTATATAAGTCTGCATTTTAATTGGCATAGAGCAGACCTGCTACCCCATTTGATATCTTGAGTATGTTATAGTTGACTGCATAGATAGGATCCTTTATTGGTAGGGTTTCACTGAATATTTGTGCGCTATCTAGACGACTAAAATTCAATGTACCGGTTGGTTGCATCAAACTCGTCGTTAAACAGAAGCAAAATAAGAAAAAGTCTGGCGAAGTCACAAAATTTGTGTGATAGTAGTTCATGACTTCAATAAAATGCGGACGAGCCCACTTGTATCCATCAATGTCGACACCGTTGATTGTCACTTTGACCTTGTTATCATAAGATGTTAACGCACTATAATCGCTCGTATTAGAACTCGCGATGTATTTGACTGGGTGATTGAAGTGAAGCTCCTGGATGTGTTCATTACTCGGAATATTCTTCTGGACCTGGAAAATGAGCATTTCATGGTCACGTGTCGCAACCGCGCCGCGTTCTTCATTGTCAAGATAGTAGTAATTGCTGTAGGCTGACCATTTATAGTTTTGTGCATCCGGACCCCAGTGAACACGGATTTCCACATTGTGATAGTTCAACGCCACCAATGGGAGAGCATTTTGAGGACTTTCACAAAAGAAGAAACGAAGTGGGTAAAAGTAAGAACGAGCACTTGAACCAGGATGAGGACCATTGGAACTCTTGGATACATTGTTTGCAAAAGTATCTATGGCAATTTTTTCCGTAAATATGGAGTCCTGGGTATCAACAACTTGGCCACCAATCAAAAGTTCGACGTAGTCAATAAGACGTGACCAGTCTGGATGATCTAACGCTGCGTTATTATCATCAATTGTAAAGTAGGTGTACCCCAAAAGGTCACCTGTTTTTTCGAAACGAATCGTAGACATGGAATTACCATTCACAGCCCCCTGTATTGTTTGTTTTTCGACGGTCTGTGAAAAGTTGGAATGTCTTTTGAACGTCGAACTGAAGAAAGAAATTTCTGGCTTTCCCATAATATGTTCATCTTGAGCACCAATGGCGATGAGCTTTACAACACCGGATGACATATTTACAATAAGGAAAGGTTTAATTTAAGTTCGACTTTCTGCAAATGAATCTAAGCACCAAAAAATTATTACCTGTAGACGGTGTAATCAAATCACCGTTCTCATCTCTAATATTAACAGTGAGACGATCCAATTTAGAAATTGGATCCAAATATTGCTGGGCAACGACATAGTCATCCTTGAAAGAGATGACTTGGTTACCTGAAGTCGCCGTTGTATTACTCACCAAAGACGCGAACGAATTTCTTAAAACGGAGAGACCTGGATGCGTCGACGTAGACAATGGTGGATCCTTTGTCGTTCGGTCGGCAAAATTACTATCGAGTTCATCGATGGAAATATAACAATGTTCTGTACTGTATACCGTGTTGATTCGAGCTCCGAGAAGTCGAGCCTGAACAACATTACGAAGTGGTGTATTCAAATAAGCAGTGAATGTGTTCGCATTCGCTTGTCCAATTGTATCCACCGTAATCGTGTAGTATTCATAATCAAAATCCGGGTACCCGAATGTGACAGATGTCATTTACAGTAGACTTAGATTAAAGATCCACCAATTCCACCAAGGATGGCATAACTGGCCTGATCACGCACGAGCTGTTCAGACTTGCAAAGGCCACCCGGGGTCAAAGCCTTGGTGTACGTGCTTCCTTCCTTCGTGTGACCTGGTGCACATTCAAGCTTGTGTTCGAGGTCGAACAAGGAGTCTTCATTGATCGGTTCAATCTCGATCGGTCTGGGCTGGTAGTAACTGATGGCGACACGTTGGATCAGATACAAAATCGCAACAAGGCTGATGACAATCAGGATGATATTGCGGTTGAACTTCATTTACTACTACCTGACATTTTTTATAAAGTGCGTTAAAGGTAGTAGTTTAGTTTCATTATAAAGAGTAGATGGACGAAGAGATTATCCTCGATCGTGGTGACACTGAAATCCTGAAGCTTGATGAAAATGAACAGGCCCTGATGGATGAAATTCAAATTTCAACATCAAAGCCGCAACCCAGACCCCGGAGGCCGATGGCGATGTCCAGGCCTCGACCGATGATGCCGCAACAACAAGAGATTGATGCGTTTGCCAACCCAAATAAACAAACGGTACAAGCGAATGCTCCCTCTGAAGAAGTGGATTATGGTGAGGCTGAACCGTATTTTGACGAGGAAGAAGACTACGGTGATACGGGTGGTGGGTACGTGGAACAGCGACCATCGAAGGGGTACGCGTCGATCGACGAAGAAAAGGCTGACCTGTTAAACAAACTTACACGTCTTGAAAAGAAGGGTGTTAGCATTAATAAACGCCTCAATATGTATTCGAGTGTGGATGACATTCGTACAGAAGTTAAACGAATCACCTACGGCATTGAGGTTGATCAATCGATTAAGTTTTCGAGAAGAATGTTGGTGGCGTGTGTCACGGGTCTCGAGTTTTTGAACAAACGCTATAACCCCTTTGAGATTCAACTCGAAGGTTGGTCCGAATCCGTGATGGAGGGCGTCGAAGACTACGATACTGTATTTGAAGAACTTTACGTCAAGTATAGAAACAAGGTCAACGTTGCACCGGAAGTCAAGCTCATCATGATGCTTGGTGGATCTGCGATGATGTTCCACTTGACAAACAGTATGTTCAAGGCTGCGATTCCAAATATGAACGACGTTTTGAAGCAAAATCCAGACCTCGTCAAGAACATGATGTCTGCCGTTCAGAATACAGCGATGCAACCGCAACAACCGGTTCCCATGTCGAGTGATGGTTCTTATGAGATGCAAGGCCCGGGTATAGACATCTCCAGCTTGATGGGTGGTATCATGATGCCGCCGCCACCACCGATGAACACTTCGGCCGTCGTTCGTGAAGATCCTTTGCCGACTGTCACAGAAGAAGACGATGTGTCTGACATTGTATCTATCTCAGGAGAATCGACGGGTGGCGAGGTCAAGGAAGTCAACGTGGGTGCCGGGGGATCCAAGCGAGGTCGAAAAAAGAAGAAGACCGAAATTAATCTTTAGGTATAATATAAATGATAGGTTACTGTCCCATTGAGGAAGAACCAGTCGCTATACCCAGACCACGAAGGCGGGTTGTAGTGAATCAGAAAACGTCTGAAGACACAGAGTGCAACTATGTTGTCATGTTCTTCATCGTTGGTGTCCTCACACTGGCCTTGATGGACACATTGGAAAAGTAAAATCGTTTTTGCCATGTTTTTTGTAAAAGCATGGGAAAAAGGACTATCGTTCACTCAATTCTTTGATGGCTTCGATAAGAAGACCGACCATGTTACCGTACGCCACGGAGTACGTTGTTTCTTCGCTTCCATGTACAACTTCTGGAAGTACTTCTAAAACTTCTTGTGCGATGACACCCGTAGAACGTCTACCATCCTTGATGTATGTGTACCCCGACAACCTTTTAACCTTTTCAAGAGCACTTTCGATTGGTTTTATGTCGGTTTTGAGACGTCTATCAGAAAATGCGGTAACATCACCTGCGGCTGTGTAGTCGCCCTGATCCCATGTGTGTTTATCAGTGCCTTTGTTTTGTAAAGCGAAACGCAGTTCATTATCATTATCTTGAAAATCAAATACAAGTTTATAGGCATCACTACCGCCAACCTGTTTGATGTCACAATAATCATTAGCACTTGTACCAGCTTCAAGTCTCATATAACTATCACCGGACAACGATAAACCATTTAGAGATGCTGTTCCACCACAATTTATGGTACCAAAAGAACCAGTTCCAGACGTTGTGACATCGTCCAACGTGGCGGTCCCATTACACTTCAAAGTACCAAAAGAACCAGTTCCAGACGTTGTAACATCGTCCAACGTGGCGGTCCCATTACACTTCAAAGTACCAAAAGAACCAGTTCCAGACGTTGTAACATCGTCCAACGTGGCGACCCCGTCACACTTCAAAGTACCAAAAGAACCAGTTCCAGACGTTGT